GCTTCTTTAAATTTTCCTTGATTAATAAGTTCTCTAGTCTTAGGACTGTGCTCTGGAGTCAAGGTTCCTCTGTAATAGGACTGTGTTATTTGTAATTGTAGTTCTTTCGGATAATTATCAAAATCTGGATAAGCCCTTCTAATTTCTTTCATACGACTGGCAAGATCTTCTCTTAACATTTGATCTGCTTCTTCTTCTGTGATAACAGTGTCTTTGGTAATAGGATTCCCTTCAAGATCTCTGGTTCTTCCGTAACCAATGGTATAGGGATCACCTTTTACAGGTTTTCTGGCCTTGAGTATAGGTTTTCCTTCATACTCCTTAATTATGTTTATAAAATCATTAGAAAGCTCACTGGTTGGAACAACGTCTTTCTCTGGACCAGTCCGTCCACTGGGTTCTACCTTTTCAGTGGGAGAGCGATAAATAAGAAAACTTTTTAAATAATCTGCAATAGCACCCATATCAAACATAGATCCCTCCCCTTCCTGTACTTGTGGAGTTGCTAGTAATCCTTGGTTCTTAGGTTTCTGTTCCTCTACCTCTACCTCTTTTTCTTGAATAACTACTTCTTGAGGAAGAGTCTGTTGAGAAGAAGGAAGATTAGGTACCTCTATTACTTGTTCCTCTTCAACAGCTACCTCAAGAGGAATAAAACCTTTACGAGGATCATATCTATAGTCAGACACTCTTATTCTCCCATTTTCTTTCCAATTTCCATCAAGGCTTTCATGGCAGTATCCGCTGCCTTGAGTTCAGAACCATCATCTACCTTCTGTTTCTCTAGTTCTAGTTTAGCAGCAGATTCTAAGGCCTTGAGGTTGTCCTTGCGCTCCTCTGTTTCCATTTTACCTATGTTCATCACCAGGTCTGTCATGCTTTCTTTCTCTCTGAGGAGCATATCCTTCTGTTTAAGAGCAATATCTGCAGAATCCTTCATGGATTCCATCTGAGCTTTCTCTTTATCAAACTCAAGCCGCTCTTTTTCCAGGAGGAGCATCTGTTGCTCTGGACTTTGGGCAATTCCCATGGCAGCGTTGGCATTTGCCACCTCTTCTGCTGCCTGGGCCATGACCATCTCTGTGGTTTTGGGGTCATTTGCCACTCCAGAGGACTCTACCAGGCCTAGTACCTGCTCTTGGTACTTCATAATCATGTGATCTCGGATATTTGCGTTGATTATGGGTACAATTTGCTTCATCATGGGGTTTGCACCTGTGGCAGGGTCCTTGAGGAAGGCACTTTTAAACTGAATATGGGCTTCGTGGTTCTGTCCAGGAAAAGCAGCTATGGGTAGACCCTGTGTGGCTGTTATTATGTCTGCCAGAGGGTCTCTTGGCTCTGGTTTCTGCTCTGGAGGGAGAATTTCATCCAGGTTGGGGAAGTTTGCCGCTGTTAGAACCTCTCTGTAGAGGGCTGGCATGTTAAATGTACCAGGAGGGGTCTGAGAAGCAAGCTGAATTGCCAGTTGACCCAGGGCCATCCGGTGAGCAGAGGAGGGAATGTTGGGGTCAGAGACAGGAATTACGTCAATTCTCCCGTCAAAGTCTTGTTTAAATACTTGTTGGTCTCCTCCTATGACCTCGTAGGGGTAGTCTGAGGGGAGATAGTCATAGTTTATCTGTGAAAGTACTCGGAACTCATCCTTCTGGGCCTTGTGGAGCCTCTTGTGAATAGCTGTGAAGAACTTGGAAGAGGCTTCCAGGAGGGCCATGGTGGTTCCCACTGGACCTGCATTGGTGGAGTCTGCTATGATCTGCTCTGTGGAGTCTGCAAACTTTTGCCCTGCTCCTATGATAAACTGCATCATGCCCATCAGGGTCTGTGAAGGTTCTTTATAGGGGAGAGTGATGATGGCCTTGTTCAGGTCAATGCCTGTGCTCTCCACTTCTTTGAACTCTCCTGGGGCAATGGGGTCATTGTCACCCACTAGTCTGACTCCCCTGGCCTTGAAGCCTCCGGGGAGGTTGGCAAACTGTCCTGCGTCCACCAGGGAACGCATGGCAGTGGTGGCTGTCATGGTAAGGTTACCCAGGAAGTGAATTAGTCCCAGACCGTAAAAACCAAAACCAGGAACGTACCTGTAGTGGATAAAATGAAGTTTCTTCTCTTTCTTGGGATCATTCTCTTTATAGTTTCTTCTGATGCAGAGGACCTTCTGGGTCTTCTCTTCTATGGTTACTATATAGGGGTGGGCAATTTCATCTGGATCATTATAGGGTTCTGGGAGATCCAGGTAGCAGTGCTGCTCCAGGAGTACGTAGAGAGGGTCTTCCAGGTCCATGCCAGAGGAGGCAATTCCCATGATCTCGTCCATCTTCTGTGTGATCTCTGGGAACTCTGGAGAACTAGGTTTCCCCAGGTCTATGTCACGGTACATGCCAGAGACAACATCTTTCCTGTAGTCATTAAGAGAGCGGTAGATCATATGAGTATACCTATCCGCTGTTCTGAGGTCCTTGGCATTGTAAGAGACATAGAAGTGGTCCACGGGAACCAGTTCAGAGACAGGCCTCTCCAGGAGTTGGTCATAGTAAATTTTCTTAAAAGCAGAACCCATGACAGGGAGGTGGAACAGGAGTCTTTCAAATTCTTCAAAGTACTCTGGCATCTGCTCTGTTAACTGGTAGTTCATAAACTGTTGAACTCTCTGCGCTTGACCTTCCCGGTCAACGGTGGAGGCCCCTATGATCTGGGCCTTGACAGGTCCTCCTGGGGGAAAGAGTTCTTGAGAAGCCTTGCTCTGGAACTTGACAACTGATTCTATCAGGAGAGGGTGCACCGCTGTACAGGCACCGTCAAATGGTTCTGTGGTTTCTTCTAGTTTAAGACCCAAGAGGTCAAAGCCCCGTTCAAAGATCTGCTCCCACTCTTCTCTGGATTCTTTGTCACTTTCGTAAGAGTCATAGACATTCTGCCCTATCTCTGTAAGAGCCTCGTCTGAAAGGTGCTCTGCCAGGTTTTCGTAGTGAGACCCCTGAGGACCTGAGATGACCATGTCTTCCTGAGTTTCAGAGAACTCTACCTCTACGCCCCCGTCTTCTGTGGGCATAAAATTAATAACATTTTCCTCCATCATCTCTGCTTCTATGGAGGGGATATCTCCTGAAGGAGTAAAATTACTGGTGGGCATCTCCTCTTGCAGAGCAGGGTCCATCGTGGTAAGAGGATTACGTTCAACTGCCATAATTTTAAACTCTCCTTACTAATCTATGATTGGGTTGATTTTGCATAAGATACTGAAGTAGTCCACCTCTGTTGGCAAAGGTAGGTGCCTGTTGTGCCGGAGCACTTAGAGAAGGGAAGGGACCCCGTGTTAATGGACTACCAGTTAAACTAATTCTAGGAGAAGGAGGAGGAGAAGAAGGAGGAGGAGGAGTTCCTAGTGTCCTGCCTGGGATAAAAGTCCGTTGTCCTGCTGCTCTTGCTCTATCAAGTGGATTTTGAGTCGGAGGAGTATTAATTGGACTAAAATTAATTGTACGACGAGGTGTTATACCTGCAGGTAAATTTCTGGATGAATCTCCAAATTGTCTAGTATCAGTTAAAAATTTTTCTTGTCCAGTTAATTGTCTAGCAGTTAATAAAGCCGCTGCTGGTATTCCAGCAAAAGGTACTAGAGATAAGCCTCCTAAAATTGCATTTCCAACATTTCCCTTACTTGCATCTGTGAAAATTTGGGGAATTGTTATAGCAGCAGCAGCAGGTCCAAGAACTTTTGATGCTCCCGTAATTGCTGCTCTTGCCGCTGGAGAAGCACTTTTACGCACCGGATCGCCAGAAGTAAGACTCGTAAGTAAATTTGAAACACCTCCAGATTTAGGAAAAACTAACCCAGCAGTTCCTAGAGAAACTAGACCTTTAGTTATATCTGCAGCAGTAGCTCCTTTCTTAAAAACATCCTTCTGCAATGATATTAAGTTAAAATCATTTAAAAGTTTTCTAAAAAAGGGTTGTGCATCACGAAAATCTGGAGTGCCAAAAAAAGAACTACCTTTAACCGTATCAGCTGCTGCTTGTCCAAGTTTAAGAGCAGT